AGCATTCCCTGTCGCCGCGTTAGCTACTGTAAATTCGTTAACTGCAGAACCAGTTGTTGAAAATTTAATTTGTTCATTAGAGTTTTCATCTAATATAGATTTTGTATTATCAATAATAATATTTTGTGCGTTAGTATCTAGGTCCGCTGAAAGCTGTGGTGAAAAATCAGATGATAAATCTGTAAATGCTGTGTCAACAACATTAGTACCATCTGAGTAAACCATTTTAGTACCTTTGTCAGCAGCCGCCCAAGTTACTCCAGTTCCTGAACTAGTTTTAACAGTTACTGTGTGAGAACCTGAAGTAGCATTATCTATAACATAAGTTTTTTCAATTGAATCTGGAACAACAACGTTAACTGCTCCTCCAATTGTACCTGTTAATTTTAATACTTGGTTTTTACCATTTGATAAAGCGCCATTAGAAAAAGTTAAAGTTGCACCTGATGTAATACCTACGGCATCATAACCACCAATTGCTTGTTCTAAAATTAATAAGTTTGTGTTTGTAATTTGTCCCCAAGTTCCCGAGTTTTCTCCAGTAGCTTGAACTGTAAGTTTTAAACTTGCTGATGTCGAATTCGCCATATTTTTATTCTCCGATTTTCTTAATTTATTAAAATTTTATTATAGTGTCAAACTATAATTATGCAGCGTTTGTATCGACTTCCTGCCATCCTGGAGGATCAACTGGTGCTGTGCCAGTGTTGACTTCGTTCCAAATCAATACATTTGTAGCGCTACCTAAAGCAAAAGTCAAGGCATTTCCTGGAGGAAATACTCGAGTTTCTTGAATAGTTGTAACGGTTCCTAAATTTGCAGTTAAAGCAATTCCTGTTACATCTACAGGTGTTAAAAGTTCTCCTGAAGCTGTGCCCAAGGTCATAGTCATTGTTTGACCATAATTAGGATCTGCTATAAACGAACCATTATTCCATCTAGAATTACCCCATGTAGCATCACCCCAAGCCATTGTGGTATCACCGGCTCCGGTGTTTGCATCTCCAGTAATGTCAAAATTATTTTGTCCTGGTACAGCTAAAAATGCAGCCATTGCTTGACCAGTAACTGTTGCATCTGGAGCTGGATCAGCGCCAGAAAAGTTTTCTGACATTGCCATTACCAAAGTATCTACCGGTTGATTGCCATACACTCCAAATCCCCAACTAGAATTACCCCAGGTCGAAGCAGATTTAGCTGACACTTCTGCAATAGTAATATTATCGGCAACCACTGTCCCTACATTAACAGACATGGATATACCACTTAGTTGCGCAAACGCAGGGTTAAAGTTTAACTGTGCAACCATTTCTTGACCAGTTGGTTCTGCTACAAATGCAGAAAACGCTTCTGTGCTAGATGGTGTTGCTGCTGTTAAAGAATTACCTGTAAGAATTAAACTTGAATCTCCGTTTATAGAAATACCACTAGAGCCTTCAGCCATTGTCATTGCGATACCAGTTACTTGATGTACATTACCTGATTGACCCCAAGTTTCTGTTCCCCAAGTATCAGAACCCCAGCCTTGATTTATTTCGTTTATAATTGTAATGCCATCATTATTAAGCGACATGGATAAAGCTTCACCATTATTCCATTCACCAAATCCCCATTTATCACCACCCCAAGCGACATTATTAGGGTTTGAAACTGGAATCGTTAAATCTTGGTTTTGATTCCAAGCCCCTTGATTCCAAGAATGAGCTCCCCATGAATTAACAACCATGTCCATGATACCACCCATACCGCTGCCATGGACGTAACATAAATAATAAAAATCTGTAAATGATGTAGGTGTAATTTCTACATAACGAGTTGTAGCTGCGTTAAACGTAGTTGTGTTAGTGTAGTTGGCATAGTTTGAGGAACCATCTAAGTAGTAAGTTACACCAGAAGTTAGGTATTGATCTTTGCTAGTGGTAGTAGAAAATATTAAAGGATGATTGTCATTAGTGCCTGCACTTTGATCAAAACGTAAAGTCGCTCCTGCAACCCAATCTACTGTACCGGGTCCAGTTGCATTTCTTACTCCGTCTAAATAAAATACATTACCTGTTGCTCCGCCTCCGCCATATAAGGCGCCTGATGCGACGGTAACCGTGTAAGTTTTATTCGCCATAGGAGTCTACCTCCTATTAGCCCGATATTCTTAGTATCGCTGCTGTTGATGTTGGTGCTGGAAACTGAATTGTGAAAGTTCCTGATGTAGCTGTTTTGTCTGCTCCAAAATCTAAAACACAAACTGCATCAGTAGTTCCTGACCCTGCTCCAGCTGTTGTATTATAAATTAAAGCACCTCTCGCAGTCAGTGTTACACCTGTAAAAGATCTGTCTGCAAAATCACATCTTGCTACACCTGCAGTCATAGAAGTTCCTAAGTTGACTAGGGCTCCTCCACCTTGAGTATATTGACCAGTGTTTGAAACTTGACCACCTGTGCTATCACCTGGATAGTTAGTGGTTGCAGAGTTTAGAGTTGCTGTTGAAGAGTAAAGAGCTAATTTGAACGTATCACCACCAGTTTGTTTAAAACTCATTGCTCCATCTAAAAGTTCTTTTTTAAATGAATTACAAATTGCTTGTGTTATGGCCATAGTTTTCTCCTTATTGTTTTCCTATTCGAGGAACACCTGCTTGGTATTCATCTCGTCTTCGTCTTCCCATTTGTTCTATTGAGAATCCTTTGACTGCTTCTGTGTATTTTTTATCATATAACGTGAGCATGTCAACGGGTCCTTTTAAAAAACCGTAAGCCTCTACAAGGCAAGCATACAATAAGCCATTGGGAAATTTTTGGCTTAGATATGTAGTAGTATTTGTAGACGATAATCCTGCTGTTTTCAAGATGTAATTTAATTGAATTGTATAGGTAGCATCTGGCGTAGGAGCAAAAACTAAAGTATTTTCATCCCAATAGCTGTAGTATTTTGGCACTCCAGTTTCTCCTTTGGGATTAAATTCTGCCATAAAATTAGTGTCTCTGTATTGAAGAAAGTCTCTATTATCAGCTGCAGATGTGCCGTCTGAATCTACAATTTGAGCTGATCTTACAATTAATAAATCATCAGGCGTATCTATAAATCTAGTGTTTAAAACTAAACTAGCTGTTGCATATTTTCTATTATTATCTGAATCTACTTCTCTTAAAATTCTAAGTTCAGCATCATTAATGAATCCATTTAAAATAGTATCTGTAAAAACATTACTAGATACTTCAGTATAATCTTTAATTTTTTGTTTTAGTTCTGTGTATGTCATGCTCTATCATTAACAGGTCCAGCTAAACATTGGAACCCGCCTCCCGTTTCTGTGCTACTTGCAGCACTGATTAAGTTAAAAGTAAAACTGTTAAACTCTGTAACAGTTGAAGGTTGACCCGCTTGTGGAACTACTGTTGGAACCATGGTCACGGAGTAAGCTCCGTAGACTTTCGCTCCGTCTGAGTGTGCACCTGCGGGTGTGTTTTTGGGAGTCTGTCCTCTAAAAGGAGCAGCTGTTCCTCTAACACAATTCGATAAAACGTTTCCTGAGTTACCATTATAAAAAATAGTTTCGTTTTCAAATAAACCCGAAACTGAATTTATTTTTTCAATTACAATATATCCTTGACTCGGAAATGCTGAAGAATCAGTTAATGTTATAGAAATAGCTGTAGCAGTAATGTCTCCATTTAAAGTTGTTTGTAATTGTAAAGTAGAAACTGAAACTCCACCAACGGGAGATTTAACATCGTAAAATCTTATAGAGTCCCCTGTTTTGTAATCACTAAATGGAAAACTTACTGAAACTTGAGTAGATGCATTAGTCATTGTAAAAGGATTCTTAGGTAAAAAATCTGTAGTCGGGAATTCTGTTCTTGCAGGTCTTGGATGTGGTAATCCTTGAGGATCCGCTGTGTAGGGTTTTGGTTCTAACTGTGGCTGTTTAGGTTCATATTCTGAAGTATGAACTCTTGCACCATTCCATTCTTTTACCATTTCAGTATATGGATACGCTAATCCAGATCTGTCTGAAATAAATAATGCGTATCTGCCTTTTGATAAATTTCCCATAGTTATATACTCGGATAGTAAGTTTTAGGTGAAATGTAAACACTAGCTGAAGAACCATCTTCTTCTAGAGCTCTAGCCAATTCATCCTCATAAATTAATTTCATTTCTTGTATTCTTGGTTGCGCATATTTCATAGATAGATAATACGTTAATCCAGCAACCATGCAAGGTACAAATCTGTAAGGAACATCTGTTGCATTTGTATAATCACCTGCATCTTGTATTCTTTTTTCATAATAAAAATTTATTGCATTTCCATTTTCCGATGAACCCGGTGTTAAATATAAAGTTATTAAAATATGATCTATAAATCTTTGCACAAAATATTGTGAAGGTTGTCCTGTTGCTGATTTATTTGAAAGAGCTTGAAACTGTGATCTATTAATTTTTTCTAACGGAGAATCTACATTAGAAGAATTTCTATAAGACATTTCTAAAATTTCTGTAGCTTGATTAACAAAATTAGTGACAGCATCTCCATTAGAGTGAGTCGCTGCAGTTGTTCCGTTTACTCCTCTTGTAACTCCTGTTAGCTCTAAAGAACTAAATCCAGTGTAAGAAATATTTTCTGATCCTACATTTATTGTGCCTGTGTCAGGCATACGATCTTTAGAAGCAATTGTAATTCCAGTGGTTGCGCTTGTAGATGAAATAGCAGCAGTTAAAGTAGTAGTTACTCCATTGGAGTTTCCGTCAGAAGTAGCTCTAAAAATTTTATATTCGTTTTGATTATTAACTAAAGTGATATTAGTATTTGCTACTTCCCAAAAATGAAGACCTCTGTTACCCCATTCTTGAAACATTATGTTTAACGATCTTCGGGCAGTTTTTAGATTATAACCGCTCATGTCAAATTGACCGAGTCTATTATAAGACTCTTCAATTATCTCATCAATCGAAAACGTTTTGTCAAACGTTGTAGTGCCGGAAGTAGTATTGGCCATTTAGACTCCTACGAATTAGCACCGCCGCTATGAAAAACAGTAATGGCAGTAATTTGTTCTGTAGTAAAACCTGAAACTACTGAAGTTTTAAATAAAATTGGTACAGGGAAATTAATTGTCATATCGTGGATATGAGCACCTTTATTTAATTTTACTTTTGAAGTTGAACCATCGCTAAGTTCTAAAACACCAGCTTGGTTTGGTCCAGATACATGAACTCCATATACTCTTGTTCTTCCTGTTTGAACAGTTTTAGTTTCAGTAGTTACATTAGTTGCAACTCCATCAATTGCTGATCCTGCGTATATACTCATATTTTTCTCCTTAAAATTTATGTGGGCCCGAAGGCCCACATTCAATTATTTATTATACAGGTCTAGCTGAATCGTTCCAGTAGTCTTGTAAGTACGTAGCTTCGATTCTTGCAGTACCAGCATCTGCTGAGTTAGTTACAACAATTGCAAATAACTCGATATCAGTTGCTCCTACTTTCCATCTCTCAGTAGCTGATTGTAACATTCTTAATGGTCCAATTGAACCCGCTGCAATGTTATGAGCTGCTGCGATGTCAGTAGCATTATCTGCTCCATCACCTAAAGCTAAAGTTGATGTACTTGAATTATTCCAAAGTGTTTCAACAAAAATTGAAATACCAATTATTTGTGAGTACGCTGGAATGATTAGGCCAGTAGCAGTAGCTGTAGTGTCATTGTAGTTGATTAAAGTTGGTGCCATTTTTGACACTGCTGTAAAACCAACATTAGCTCTGTCTGTTCCAAGTGTAGTACCTGTAGTGTATTGAATCGTTCCCGATTTTATCGGTCCCGAAAAGGTTGTTCTTGCCATATTATCCTCCTAGTTTTCCGAATACTGTCTCTAGGCCGTCGACTATACGCGTCAGTATTCTAATTAAATGTATAGTAAGTTTTTTATATACTAGTTTTTAGTAGAGTGCAAGAGAGCCTACGGTATTTATGCATTTCAGCGATGTAGCTTTTGATTAAGTAGCTACAGAAACTTGTGGAGCTGCTCCTTCGACAGTGTTCTGTCTATGGGCAATGGCTGCTTCTTCCAGTTTAATTTCGGTAATGACTTGTCTAACTTTGTCATCGATCCGAACCATTTCAAGAGTATACTTACCATTAGTAAGATGCTCCTGTTCCCACTTCAACTCCAAGGACCTTTTTTGTTTGTAAAGGTCTTGTATCATCAACAACCTCCTCATAGGTTATTCTATTTAACGGGCCGAACATTCCCGTCTTTTCCCATTTTATACCTTTATCTCCTAGTTTGTCAAGTATAGCATTCTCTACACTTTTAGCATTATCTTCAGCTAATACAGTAAATTTGCCATGATAATCATAGGCCCAGATATTAATGAGAAGTTTTTTCATAGGTTTTTCTTTCGTATTTCTTAATTGTGGCGGAACGATGTTCCGCCACAAAATTATTTATTAACTGATTCCAGGAGAACCGAAAATTCCTCTAAAGTCAGAAACACCAAATTGGTATCTTTCTCTAGCTTTGAATCTTAAGTTTCCAGTATCGAAGTCACCTTCCATCGCTGTTTTGATCGGAGTTCTAATGAAATGTTTCATTCCATTTGGAACATCCGTAATGATGAAGAATGCATTTGGATCTGTTAAGAAATTGTTCACTCTGTAACCTTGAGGAATCATTCCCATTGATCTCATAGCATTGATATCATTATCAGCTGTAGCAACTCTGCCTTCAGACTTCATGATTCTCTCAGCTGTAAATTGCAGAGCTGAAGGAATAATTAACTTAGTTCCTTTAGCTGCAACTTTTAAGCCTCTTTCATCAGTGAAAGCCGCAATATCAATTAACGACTGTTCTAATGAAGTTTCATTTAAGTCTGCTGCTGTTTGCAAAGTGTTTGATACAGTGCCAGCAATTGTTGGGTGATTAGTTGCAAATAAATTGCTTCCGTCACCAGAAGTGAATCCACCTCCAAATCCATTAATTAATGGATTAACTGCTTTAACTTGCTTCGTGTTAGCCATTGATCTAGCTAACGCTTTTGTGTATCTGCTTGACAGTCTGTCATACAGGTTATCTTCCACCGCTTCCTCAGTAATCGCGAAGGCAAGAGCCACAGTTTCCATAGTGTATCTTGCAGTGTAAGTTTCTTGAGCATTGTCAAAAACTACACCTGAACCTTCAGGTTTTACTTGAGCATTAGCGAATCCAGATAACATTACTTCCTCTTCGAAAGCTCTGTCTGATGTTTCTGTTGCATATATCTCAGCATGTTGGTTTTCGTATCTTTTATATTCCAGTCCGAATAGTGCATTCAGGCCTGGTTCTAGTTCTTTAACTAGTTGTCCTCGTGATATAGCCATGTTTTATCTCCTATTCTAACTATTATACGCCAGCTTGAGTTTTCAAGAAGTGCTCATTGATCATTACAACAAAGTTTACGTGCGATGCACCTAAATCATTGTTCTTAATGTCTTTTGAAACACCAACCACTCTTAGTTGTCCACTAGTTGCCGACACAGTCGAGTCATCTAGTTCAACACCTGAAAGGTGATCATGTGTACTTCCCGCTGCATAAGTGATGTCATAGTTCATGAAAACATCAGTTTGTGCAGAAGCTGTCGTGTTGTCTGATTGAATCTCAAATCTCTCGTAAGGATCTGAAGATACAAAGCCTACGATATCTGTA